TCCCGCGCTGACGCATGAGCGGTATTGCCCCGCTCATGCGTCGTTGTATCCCAAGTACGAACGTCGGCCCGATAATCGACCGTCAGCCACTCGCCGGGGATACGGGAACGAATGGCGGAAGATCCGCGCCGAAGTCCTTCGAGCTGCAGGAATCCCGTCCGAGATCTGGAGCCGCTACGACGTCGACCATAAGCCTGCCTATGATCCTGCCAAGGAACCTGACCACCGCAAGTACGCCCTCACCCCGCGCCTGCACGGCGCGCATTCCCGCAAGACCATCCAGGAGGATGGAGGCTGGGGCAAGCCGCGCAAAGAGGGGAGGGGGGGTCAAATCTCTGAGGGGTCCGGGTATAGACCGCTGCGGTTAGATAACCTTTCACGCGTCCATAATTCCGGGGGGGGGGTATAATGGCCGGCCGCCCTCCGATCCCGACCCAACTCAAGATTTTGCAGGGTACGTTCCGTCCGAGCCGCGAAATCGAAAATCCCGAACCGAAACTTTTTACGGCGCCACCCAAACCGCCGAAGAGCCTGTCCCGAAAGCTCCACCCCAGAGCGCGCGCGGAGTGGATGCGGATCTCTCCGAAGCTTGTCGAACTCGGGCTGCTCTCCGAAGTCGACATTGTCCCGCTGGAATGCTATTGCCTCGCCTATGAGCGGATGAGGATCGCCGAGGAGGCCATTGCGGAGTCCGAAAAAATGGCAACTGCCAAGGGGCTCGGAGTGGGGGCCGGATATTTGATGACCACCCCGAAAGGCTTTGAGATGCAGCGCCCGGAGATCTCGATCGCCGCCCAGGCCCGGAAAGAAACGCTGTCCTTCCTCGTTCAGTTCGGCATGACGCCGGCCTCCCGCTCGCGTGTATCGGCCCGGAAGAAGAAAACCGACGCGGTCGACCCGATGGAGAAAATCCTCGGTGAGGCGTAAGGGATGGGCCGTCGCCCTGCTGGTCGTCTCGGGAGCCCTGTCGATGGCTGATGCCTATACATACCAAGGCTACGCTGACGATGTCCTGTCGGGGAAGGTCGTCGCCTGCAAATGGGTGAAGGCTGCCGCATCCCGCCACCACGCCGATCTGTTGCGGGTCGGTGAAAAAACATTTCCCTTTGTCTTCGATGAAGAATCCGCGAATCGTGCGATCGACTTCATCCAGAACCTGAGTCACACCAAGGGAACATGGGCGTCGACATACGGCGGCCGGGATACGAAGATCCACCTCGAGCCGTGGGAACAGTTCGTGGTTGCGCAGATCCACGGATGGCGGCAGTTCGACGGTCTCCGCCGGTTCACCAGGGTATATATCGAGGTCGCCCGAAAGAACGGGAAAACAACCCTGGGCGCAGGCTTGGGGAACTTCGCATTCTTTGCCGACCGTCCACGAGAGATCGGACCGGAGATCTACTTCGCCGCGACCAAACAGGAACAGGCGGCCATCGCCTGGCGCGAAGCGAAGGCGCAGATCAAGCGTTCGCCCCCGCTCAGCCGGCGGGCGAAGGTCTATAATTCGAAGCAGGTCATCGTTCAGCCGGGAGACGACTCGGCGCGCATGCGCCCGCTCGGGCGCGACAGCGACACCGAGGATGGCCTCAATCCGTCGTTCTACCTCGTCGATGAATACCACGCATTCATGGATTCCACGCTCCTCGACGTGCTCGATTCCGGGATGGGGTCCCGGGAACAGCCGCTCGGGATAATCATAACGACGGCCGGCCTCGACAAGACGGGCCCCTGCTACAACCAGGAGCACATGCTCGCCGAGGGCGTACTCGAGGGGTCGCTCAATCCCCGGCCGGAAAATTACTTCGCGATCATCTACACCCTGGACGAAGGCGACGACTACGCTGATCCCGGGTGCTGGATCAAGGCGAATCCGAACCTCGGCGTTTCAGTCCGGCCGATGTTCCTGGAAAACCGGGTCAAGATCGCGCTCGCGGTGCCCGCAAAGCAGAATGAAGTCAAGACAAAGAATTTCAATATCTGGACGCAGGCTGCGACCAGGTGGGTCACTGATGAGCGATGGATGGCCTGCAACGGCCCGGTTGATGAGGACAAGCTTGCCGGTCGGCATGGGCACCTCGGGGTGGATCTCTCGTCGACCCAGGACCTGACCGCGCTCATTCTGGCAATACGACCCATTGCCCCGAGCGTCATATGGCCCATCATTCCGCGCTTCTTCATGCCGGAGGACAACATCCTTGAGGCCGAGCGGCGTGACCGCGTTCCGTACGCCCTCTGGGCGGAGAACGGCCTGGTCATTCCGACCCCCGGCGACGTCGTGGATTACGACTATGTCGAACAGGAAATCCGGGCGCTCGGGGAGCGCTTCATCATTGACGAGATTGCATACGATCCATGGAAAGCGCAGGAGATCGTGAATCACCTGTCCCCGGAGTTCACGATGGTCCAATGCGCGCAGCGCTACAACCCGATGGCAATGTTTTCGGACACGTTCGAAAAGAAGGTGCTGGGCCGTGAGCTGGCGCATGGAGGCAACGATGTCCTGCGCTGGATGATGGCCTGCACCGAACTCAAGTCCGATCGCCAGGGCAACTTCATGCCGATGAAGCCGCGGCGCGATGTCACAGGCAAAAGGATCGACGGCATCGTCGCGACAGTCATGGCGCTCGGCCGCGCAGTCGTATACGGAGAATCGGGGAAGTCGGTCTACGAGGACCGGGGGGTTATTGCCTTATGACCATACCCATTCAGCCCGTCGTGAAATTCCTGCGGAACCGATTCATCACCTGGCTTGACAGGGATACCGGGCTTCCGCGGTCAACTTCCTACATGCCGGTATCGTCCGGCGTGAACGTAACCGAAGAGAGCGCGATGCGCGTGACTGCGGTCTTCGCGTGCGTGCGGATTATATCCTGGACGCTTGCTTCCCTCCCGCTGCACCTGTATCGAAGGGTCAAGCCGCGCGGAAAAGAGCGCGCCCCTGATCACAAACTATACCGGCTTCTCCATGACAGGCCGAATCCAGAGCAGACAAGCTTCCAATTCCGGTCCCTCCTGGCGGCCCACCAATGCCTCTGGGGAAACGGATACGCGGAAATCGAGTTTGATCAATTCGGCGAACCTGTTGCCCTCTGGCCCATTCCGGCGTGGCTCTGCACTCCGTGCCGGACTTCCGAAAAGCGGGAACTTTTCTACGAGATACGCCTCACGGACGGGACGCAGAAAAAACTGCCGCCCTACCGCGTTTGGCACGTCATGGGAATCAGCCTCGACGGGATGAAAGGGCTCTCGCCCATCGGGATGGCTCGGGAAGCGATCGGACTTTCGATGGCGGCCGAAACCTTCGGGGCTTCCTTCTTCGGCAACGGGCTGAACCCCGGAGGGATTGCAGAACACCCGAACAAACTTTCGGAAGAAGCTCACAAACGGCTCAAGGAAAGCCTGAACGAAAAATACGAGGGACTCGGGAAGGCCCACCGGCTCATGCTCCTGGAAGAGGGCATGAAATTCACCAAGGTCGGGATTGCGCCTGAAGAGGCCCAATTCCTCGAAACGAGGAAGTTCCAGGTTGCCGACATTGCTCGTCTTTATGGGGTTCCCCCGCACATGATCGGCGACACGGAAAAGTCGACATCCTGGGGGACTGGCATTGAGCAGCAAGGAATAGGGTTCGTCGTTTACTCGATGCGACCCTACTTGGTTTCCTGGGAACAGGAAACAAGTTCAAAGCTGCTTTCGGCCGAAGACCAGATCGAATACTTCCCAGAGTTCGCCGTCGACGGCCTCCTGCGCGGCGACATCAAAAGCCGCTATGCCTCCTACGCCGTCGGGCGGCAGTGGGGATGGCTCAGTGTGAACGATGTCCGCGAGCTCGAGAACATGAATCCTGTCGACGGTGGTGACAGGTACATTACTCCACTCAACATGATCGACGCGACCAAGCTCCTGGAAGATGAGAAGAATCCCGAAGGATCGGATGGCGAACCTCTGCCTGCCGCTACCGATACTGAGGCCGATCCCGAAGCAGCCTCTGACACGGAAAACGATCAGTTCGGAATCGAGGACATGCGCGCCTATATCGACGCCTACGGCATCGGAGTTCGGGCCGGTGTCATCACACCCCAGCCGGAAGACGAAAAACACTTCCGCGAAAAGGGAAAACTTCCGGTGGTTACCGAAGCGGTAACGCAGGCATGGAAGAAAGATGGAGGGGTAAGGCGTCCGGTTACTCTTGCGGTTGTGGCGGGCCCGGAGGCATCGGGCGGCCAGGCTGGCGAGGATCCTGCCTCAGCCCGGAGCGCGCGAAGCCTTGCGCCGATTTTCGCGGACGCCGCTGCGCGGATCCTGCGCCGCGAAGAAGCGGACGTCATGCGCCAGGCACGGAAGCTCAGTCCCGACGCGCTTCGATCCTGGCTCGCCGGGTTCTACATGGAGCACCGGGATTTCGTGAGTAGTCAATTTGCGCCATCGGCGGAGGTTTCCGGCCTCGATGACCTGACGGAGTTTTCCGAAAAGTATGCGCAATCCAGATACGCGGAGATCGACGGCGCCGCAACGAACGGTGCTGATGCGCTTCAAACGCGCTTCGACGAAACAAGAAACACGCGGACCGCCGAGATGGTCGGCCACTTTACCGGAGGGACCAGATGAACGCCGAACGCAGATACCTGCAGATGAAAGAGCTCCGATTCGAAAAGCGCGAAGACGGGGCGATGATCCTTGAAGGATACCCGATCGTATATGAGCAGCCGTGCGTCATGTACGGATGCTGGAAGGAAACCATCGCGCGTGGGGCGGCCCGGAACGCGCTCACCCGGTCGAACGAGTTGGTCCTATGGAACCACATGTCCGATCAACCGATGGCCCGCAGGAGCAACGGAACCCTGACGGTCACCGAAGACGACCACGGCGTCAAGATCGTCGCCGATGTATCGAAGACCAGGTGGGGCCGGGACGGGTTCGAAGCGGTGCAGACGGGGACCATCGACAAAATGTCCTTCTCCTTCGACATCGCCCCGAGAGGCCAGACCTGGGGCACCGAGAAGGTCGACGGGATCGATATCGACGTCCGGGTAATCACCGAATTCGGGGAAATATTCGACTACTCGCCCGTCGCCTATCCGGCCTACGAAGGGACGGAGCTCCAGGCGCGAAGCAAGGAACTCGCGTACAGCGGCAAACCCAAGCATGAACCAGCCGAGAGCCAGGCGGACGAGGCTGCCTCAGATAGAGCGCGGATCGATCAGGAGACCGAGTCGCGCGAAAGGGAAATCCAACTCCAAGAAAGAGGTAACGCACATGGTTAACATCCAGGAACTCAGGCGCGCGCTCAAGGCGAAGATCGACGAAGCCCGCGCCATCCACGAAAAAGCGAAAGCCGAAACCCGGTCGCTTTCCGCAGACGAACAGACCCAATACTCGGCTCTCATGACCGAGGTCGACAACCGCAGCGCGGAGATAGAACGCGAGGAGCGGCTGCAGAGTCTGGAGATGGGAAGCAAGGCGCCGAAGGATCCGGGTCCGAACGAGATCCGTGAATTCGGCGACTTCCTCCAGACTGTCCGCTGGAATCCCGGCGATCCCGCGCTGCAGCGCAAATCCCCCTCCGCGAGCGGGGAGAAGCGCGACATGTCGATGGGCGTCGGCGGGTCCGGAGGATTCCTCGTCCCCGAGCAGCACTCGGACCAGATCCGGATGATCGAACCCGGCGCCGCGATTTTCCGCCCGCGTTCGCAGGTCATCCCCGCCGGGTCCCCTCCCGACGCCGCAATCACCATCCCCGCGCTGGACCAGGGCGGGGCCCTCGGAGTCTACTCGGGTGTCATAGTGCAGTGGATCGCCGAGGGCTCCCTGAAACCGCAGTCCCCGGACCCGGAATTCCGCGAGGTGAAGCTCGAGCCCCAGGAGGTCGCCGCCCACATCGTCCTGACAGACAAACTCTTGCGGAACTCCGCCGCCGCCGGCGCGCTGGCGACCAGCCTCCTGCGCAAAGCCATCCAGGGCGCTGAGGAAGACGCGTTTTTACGCGGCAACGGGATCGGGAAGCCGTTGGGCTTCATCGGCCATCCGTCGGTTCTGCCGCGGCTCCGTGCGGGCGCCAACGCGATCGCATATGCGGACGTCGCGGCCATGTACTCCATGGTGAAATTCGGCGGGTCGCTCGTGTGGATCGGTTCCCAGACCATTCTCCCGCAGCTGATGCAGATGGTCGACGCGGGGAATCACCTCGTCTGGCAGCCGAGCGCGCGCGAGGGTGCACCGGGGACGCTGCTCGGTTTCCCCCTGCTCATCAACGACCAGTCCCCGGCCCTTGGAACCGAGGGAGACCTCGTGCTTGTCGACCTGGACTACTACCTGATCAAAGACGGATCGGGTATCAGCGTACAGGCTTCCGAGCATCCGCTGTTCACCTCGAACCGCACCATCATCAAGGCGTTCTGGAACGTCGACGGCCAGCCCTGGCTGACGACTCCGCTCCTGCAGCGCGACGGTGTGACCCAGGTCTCCCCGTTCGTCGTCCTGCGGTAACCGTCCGGGCGGAGGCGTAAGCCTCCGCCATCTCTCAGAGAGGAGAAAGACAATATGCGATTGAGCGAAGGACTCAAAATCGATACCGCCCTTACCCCGGTCAGCCTGAACGGCGCGGGAATTGGCGAGTACTTCAGCCTTGCGAATTACCGCAAGGCCCTGTTCCTCGTCGAGCTCGGCGCCATGGCCGCCGCGGCGACTTCCGTGCTGCAGGTAATGCAGGCCCAGGACGCCGCCGGGACCAATGCCAAGGTCGTCACGAACAACGCCGCCACCATCACGGCCAACACCCTCGCGGCTGCCGTAGCCCTCACCATCGTCACGGCCGCCGGAGGCGTGCATGTCGCCGGCCAGACCGTCACCATCGACGGGCTCGTATTCACCGCGGCCGCGGCTGACGTTCCCACGTCCAGGACCTACGCGGTCGGAGCCAGCGGCGCCGATTCCGCCGCGGCCTTGCTCGCCAAGATCAACAGCGCTAATCCGAACATTGGCGTTCCCGGAGTCGTTGGAGTTTCCGCGATCGACGGGGCGAACACCGTCCTCACCCTGACCGCCGTCGAACCCGGAGATACGGCGATCACCGCGGTTACGAGCGCCGCCACCACCGTCGTGTCCACCGTGCGCGCGGTCGGATACGTCGAGTGCGATGCCCACTTCCTGGACGATGCGCTCGACTTCAGCCACGTGGCGATCCGCGTTACGAACTCCGCTGCCATGCTGACCGGCGCCAGTCTCGTGCGCGGGAACGGCCGATATACGCCGACCCAGGTTGTAGCGGCGTCGAAAGCCGACGTCCTGCCGTAATCGTTCCGGAGGGCCGCAAGGCCCTCCTTTTGAGGAGACGAAATGAAGTATCTGGTAATTAGGGGCTTCAAAGATATAAGCGGGTGGAAGAATCCCGGTGATGAGGTGGAGGCCGCTGAAAACCGGGCGCGCCTTTTGAGCCAGTCCCGGCTTATCGGCGCCCGGATCGACGAGGCTGTGCCCGCGGAGGCTTCCGTTGTAGAGGCCGCGGTTGCCGCTCCGAAAGAGTCAACGACCGTCGTCCATGCCGAAACCGCGGTAAAGAAAAACGCCCAGGAGCGGCGAGGATAACCCATGGCCGTAAACGCGAACGCGCTTGCAACATTCGCCGAAGCCAAGGCTGCCTTCGGCTACGGCGATGATGAGACGGCCAAGGTGGAAGACCTCATCAACACCGCGAGCTCCAGCTTCGAGCTCCACTGCAAGCGACCGCTCGCGGCCAGGGATTTCACATGGATACTGGACGGGACGGGACGGCGCGAGCTTGTCCTCCCCGAGTACCCGGTCAATTCGATCACCAGGCTATCGATCGACCCGACGCGCGCTTTCGCCGCGGCGTCGGATGTCGCCGCAGCGGACTACACGCTGCGCGGCCCGTCCGGGATCGTTGTTCTTTTTTCGGACGTTTTCGGAGATCCGGAAGAAGTCGCCGTTGTCCGGGTGCAGGCGAACGCCGGCTACGCCTCCGCCGATCCGGCGCGCGCAGTGCTCCGCCGCGCATGCCTCGAATACGTGGACTGGATGAAGACCAGGTCGTCGCAAGCCGGATCGATCGGCAAGAAGGGAGAGTACTCGGCGGACGGGGTGTCCGTATCCTACGAGATCGATATCCCTGCTCACGTCATTTCGCGGATTGCCGACTTCATCAGGACGGCCGCATGATCGAGCTCAACCTTTCGATCGAGGACACCGCCGGCCCTGCCCTGGAGCGTTTCGGCGACGTGCGGAACCAGTCGCGGATCCTCAATTTTGTGCTGGCCCGGATCGGGAGACGGTACCGCACGCACCTGCGCGCCAATTATCTTAGCGGCCAGATGATCAACGGCGGCCGCGGGGCGGATTCACTTTCCGGCCGCATAACCGTCTACAAGGACAAACGGCAGAAAAACGTCTACCGCGTCGGAGAGAAGGCGAGCGACGAGGGCGACGGGCGCCGCGTGAAGCTCGCCAACATTTACGAGCACGCCGGCGGATACACCATCATCCCGAAGCGCCGGAAAATCCTCATGTTCGTGGACTCCGGCGGATTCTGGAATTTCGCCAAAAAGATCGAAGGAAAAGCGCGGCCGTTCATGAGCGCGTCGTTCGCGTCGTTCGGCTGGAACGACATCACCCGCGCCGAAGTCGATTCCGTCATCGCGGCCGAGCTGAAGAAGGCGGGCCTCGCATGACGAAATACCCGGTCGAACGCATCGTCACCGCGTTCGCTGCATACGTCGCGGCCAACCTCCCGGCTCTCCTTACCCAGGCGAATGTCGGGATGGCCGTTGCCGCTCCGGCCTTCGCCCGGATCGGAAAAACCGTCCACATCAATCCGCAGTATCTGCCCGCGGTGGCAGTCAACCTGGACGGCGGGACTTCCGAGGCGTCCGGCTCGAACTCCGTCGCCGTTGATCTGCGGATCAACGTCATCGCGGCCACGACCGGGAAGGACGAAGACCAGATCTCCACCTACCTGGAACGCTACATCGACGCAATATCCGACCTGGCATCCGAGAATGCCCAGGTCGGCGCGGAAGGTTTTGAAATAGAAGTGCAGGAATTTGACAAGGGCGTCGAGCCCGACGGGAAGCGCGGCTTCTCCGTGGTGCAATTTCGAGTCTGGGGCGAAGCCCTTTTTTAGGAGGAACGCATGGGAAATTTGGTCAACTCAATCAAGGTCACCATCGGAAAAGAAGGTGCCGGGACACCGGGAACCCCAGTCGCGACCACGGCTGTCGTGCCGATCAAGGCCATGCCCACGCTTGACCGCAAGCCCGAAAAAACCACCGATCCGGTCATCATCGGTGCGGGCATGGACGCCGGCGAATATGCGGTCTCCGCGGACACCAAGGGCGGCCTTTCGCTCGCCCCGCGTGCGTGCGCAGGCTTCGGCCAAATCCTCAAGGGTGCCTTCGGGACCGAGACCGTCAGCGGGGAAATCCTTGCCGTGATCCGGCTCCGGTACACGGGCGCCTCCGCTTCGTGCAAGCTCACCACCGACCTCGGGGCGAAGACGATCAACAGCAAGATCGGGGCGCTCGGCGCCGAAGCCAACGACGCCGCCTTCGGCACGGCAGGGACCCTTACCCTTACCGCGATCACGGTAGATACCGTCGCGGAGCTGATCGCGGTCATCGAAGCCTATGCGGACTACGAGGCGAAGCTCATCACCGGAAGCGGAGATTCGATCATCACTTCCGTCATCGCAGGGACCTTCCAGGCGAAAGGGAAGTGGGCGATCCTCACGCTCACGGGCGCCGGATCGGGGGCGTACGCGCACCGCTTCGTCCCGGACCTGGCTGCCGGAAGCGAGCGGCCGACGTTCTCTGTCCAGACCGACGGACGGCAAGACAACATCAAGCATGCCGGTTGGACTCCGAACACGCTCGACATGAGCGCCGCCCTGAAGGCCGAACTCGACGCCTCCGTGGACGGCCTTGCGTTCACCGAGGCAGTCGGGCAGGGCGCATCGGGACTCGCGCTTAACGATTCGAAGGCCTTCATCTTCGGGGGTGGCATCACCTCGATCGGCGGAGTCGACTACAACTTCGTACGTAACGTTTCGGCAAAGGCGAACCTGAACTTGAAGGCCGACGGGTACGGGCAGGCAAGCCTCGACCGCGCCTATCATGCGAAAGGGAAGTTCGAGTTCAACGGACAGGCGAAGCTGCGGCTCGACGCCGCCAGCTACCTGGAGAGGGCCAAGGTCGAGTCCGGCGCGGCTTCGAGCATCCTGCTCATCTTCTATGCCGCGGAGTCGAAGAAGGTCGGGACCTCGGCCGTCGCGGAGCTCCTCATCATCGAGGTCGCATACTCCGAGCTTTCGAACTTCGACTTCGAGGACAGTTCCGGGCAGGTCGATGCATCGCTGGACTGGAAGGCGTTCGCCCCCGGCGGAGCCTACAACTACGACTCCCCGGTCGTCGTGACCATGGTCACGTCCGACGTCGCGGTCTACTGAAGGAAGCCCGATGGAAAACACGAAACAGGACTGGAGGGTCGCCGCACGGCGGACAATCCTCGGCGAAAAGTACCAGCTGGCGACGCTCCCGGGCATCTACGTCGTGCCGCGCAAATATTCGATAAGGGGCGAGGATGCGATCCAGTCGCTGGCCATGAGGAAGCAGTCGAAGATGCGCCGCGAAATCGTGCAGTCCATCATCAAGAAGGCGCGGGAGGAAGAGGAGAAAACAGCAGCCGCCGGCGGCGAACCCGCGGACAGGGACAAAGAGGCCCTCGCGCTCCAGGACAAGGTCTCGGCCGAGCTGCTCGGTGAACTGGATCCGGAAGTGCTGGCCTCGCGCGACTTCATGGCCCTCCGGCTCAAGTACGGAGTCGGTGAACACAACTTCGACGGCGAGCCGACGGAGGTCGTGACCGACGCCTGGGTGGACGCCGTCCTTGAGTATCCGGATACGGCCGCCGAGATACTCAAGGCCGTGGAGGACTGGAACAGCCCTTTAGCGAAAGGGACGCCCGGGGGATCCGGGACGTCTCCGAATGGAGGTACGACGGAGCCAGCTTCGACGCCGACGTAGAGGACTATCCGGACGGGACCAACCCGAGGGACCTCATGATGATGTGGGGTCCTTGGGTCGATGAGTGCGTGGACATGCTGGACGGCAAGGGAACGCAGCGGCATTGGAAATACGGATCCGCGTACGCGGACCAGCCTGCTGCCGATGTGCGGATCTACCGGATCATCCGGCTGAAATGGGTGGACAAGATGAACGCGGACATAAAGGCGAAAAGCGGGGCATAGATGGCAAAGGCGGATGTCGAGTTACGAGGAAAAGAAACCGTCTCCGGGGCCGCGCGGTCTGCCGCCGCGTCCATACGCTCGATGTCGGGCGGGCTCGTCAAAGACTTCACCGACATCAAGAGTGCCACCGACATGGTTTCGTCCAAATTCAAGATGATCATCGATGAAGTCGGAAAGATGGTTCAGGAGTTCGCGGCGCAGGAGCGCGCGGTCAAGTCGTTCAACGCCGCGATGGCGACCTCCCCGCAGATAAGCGAGGCCGGAGCCATGGCGCTCCGGGAGTACTCCCGCGGAATCAAGGCCATGACAGGGGAAACCGACCAGGCTGTTCTGGGCCTTGAAACCATGCTCGTCAAGTCCGGACGGTCCGCCCAGGAAGTCCGGAAGATCATCACCACGTCGTCCGACGTGAGCATCGCTTCGGGGAAGGATCTGCGGAGCGTGGTCGAGCAGCTCAATAAGACCTACGGCGGACTTGCCGGAGAGCTGGCCGAAGTCGTGCCCGAGTTGAGGAACCTGACCAAAGAGCAATTGTCCGCGGGCGCCGGAGTCGATGTGCTGGCGCGGAAATACGCGGGCCTGTCCGAGCAGCTGAGGGAGACCACTGACGTTTCCCTGAAGAACTACACCAACATGGTGAGCGAACTCAACGCGGAACTCGGCCGCTCGGCCGAGCGGAACCTCAAGCCGCTGCGCAACTGGATCACAAGCCTCGGTCTGGCCTGGGCCGAAAGCGCCCGGATCATGAACAACTACTACGACGAGCAGGAGCGGCGGAAGGCCGGAGGCGAGTCCACCCTGGCCGGAGACGAGGCATTGGCACGGGGGCGTGCCACGGAAGTGGAAAACGACATGGCCCGTCGCCGCACCAAGGCAGGGTTCGAGGAGAGCCCTGTATACCGGGACCTTGCCAAGGAGGCTGCGGCGCTCGCCAAGGCGATACTTCAGTTCGAGAACATATCCACCAACGCGGCTACGAACACGGGCGCCGCAGGTACTGCGGCCAAGGCCGCAGACGACGAGACCAGCAAAAAACAGGCGGAACTGGATAAGCTGGTCAAGGAAAATTACACACGACTCCTTGACTTCCTTGAAGGCGTGAACAAGCAGAACCGCGAGGCGGAGCACTTCGGCGAAGAAGAAGAAAAGCGGTATGAACGAATGAACCGGGCATTCTTCGATTTCTCGGAGCTCACACGCGGCCTCGTGGTGGATACGAAAGGTGACTCCTTGAAAAAAACCATCGTCTCGGTCATCAACGCGGCGCTGGGGAGTGGCGCAGGAGGCGGCGGCGGAGTCGTGTCGGTCGACCTGGTGGGAAAGATCGCCCCGCTGGTTGCCGCGGCATACCAGCCCGCGGGGCCCACCGATTTTTCAAGCGGACCGACTTCCCTGGGAAACGCGGACCTGGGAATCCCGAGGATGGGAACCGGGGCTTCGGATATCCTGGCCATGATCAGCGAGAGTATCGTGAGTGCGGTGGGCAACGGCGGTGACAGGATAGCCGGTATCGCCGGCGGGGCGGCGCGCGGCGTGGCTGCCTTCGCCGCGAACCCGAACCAGGTCGCC